ATCGCCTTCAGGTTCGCGGTGCCTTGCCCCTGCGGGCGGTGGCGGTGCGCCTGTATCGACTTTCTGCTTGCCGACATACTTTTCCAGTTTAGCGAGCGGCATATCCTCAACGATTTCTTTGTCATCGTCAGACAACTTATCAAGCAACAGCTTACGCCGTGCCTTCTGTGCCGCCGAATACTCAGCGTCACGCTTTCGGAGTGCTTCGAGTTCGGTGTTCTGTTCGTCAATCAACACCTTGTACTCTCCGTCTTCCTTGAGCTTTGCCTGCCGTACCTTCTCTGCATCAGCTTCAATCTTTGCAATTCTCTCTTCAGCATCTTGCGCACGCTTACGCAGCTTAATAGAGTTCTGGATCTCAGCTTGCAGTTTATCATCGTCGCCGCCTACTGGTGGCTTGGTTTCGTTGAGCTGCTGCTCATTTTCTTCGGACATACTGTCCTCCGTTGTTTTACTGTTCTATAGTTGAATGCTCAATACGCTTCGTCTTTATGTTCGCCGCTTCAAAGTCACCAGCCATTACAGCGTTCTCACGCAACTCTAACCGTCGCTTCGATACTTCAGCAGCCCTGGAGTACAGAGGCTTTTTAACGCTGCTTACAGCGCCGTCACGCAACATATGACCCTTGAGGCTATCCCAACGCCGCAGTATATCTTTAAGCGTGTCAGTACGCGCCCAGATGCGTCGTTTGTCATCCTCCGATACTATCGTCCACTGTGCGCCGCGGCGGTCAATCACCGTTACCTCATAGCTTCAAGTTTATGTTAGTGTTGCTGCTACTGGATCTTACGCGCTCGGCGTACTTCGTATCTATGTCAACCTGTAGCTCCTTGTCAACGGGCGGTATCAGCGGCTTACTTTTCGTTGTAATAGCGCGGCCCATGTCGGCGTTCCACTCTACCTTTGCTGCATCGTTTGCCAGCCAGCCTATCTCAGCGCCGTAGTGACCGACCCAGCGCACCTCTAAGCCCTTCATCATCTTACCGGTTAATGTCAGGTCAGGTATACGGCTAGTCGATGATTGCGGTACGCCACTCGGCACAGCATCTCCGGCGCCCTTACGCTTCTTGTAGTTATCGTCGTACTCTTTGCCTTTGAAATACCGCTTCTCCTGTACATGATGCCTGATTGACGCGATAATCCGCTCGGCTATCCACCGCCAATCCTTTTCAGGTAGCCTCACTATTTCGGCTATTGTGATGCTCATGATTGATCCAGCAATTCAAACTCTTTATCTTTGCGCTGCGATTCCCTGACATACGGCTCCCAACTATGACGGCAGTTATAATGACCGCCTGCTGTGAATGTACCTGGGAACTGCGACTCTATCTGCTCGTAGGTCAGCGGACCAGCGGCCAGCATATCAAGGCAATAATCGTCAGTCTTATCGTCGTTAGGCCCCTCATAGATATACAGCTTGTCAGGCGGCGCTACCTGCGCTATCTGATCCTTCACTGTACGCTGGAATGTACGCAACGATTGATTAGCCAGCGCATTCGCTTGATACGGCTGTAATCCTGTCTTCGCTAACGATGCGGCAAAGTTTGCCTCACTCATACCAGCTATTGCCGACTGTGCAACGAGCTTCTGTAGCTGTGTCGCCATCTGTGACACCGTCGCACCGTATTCAGCCATCTCAAAGGCCACTAACCCGTCTAACACCGCCGCCGATACAGCACCACTCGGCGCTATCAACTCCAGCCCTGCCGCGTATGTCGCCTGTAACCTCGCCAGCTCCGGCTTAAGTAATCCGGTAATCATCTCTTCAAGGTTCAACGATTGCAACTGAAACATTATCTCGTCAGCCGGCAGATCACGCAGCGTCATAAACAGATCACCAACGCGCCGCTGCATCTCTGCAATAGCGTTCTGGAATCGTTTGGCCGCTGTGTCTGCGTAGTCAGGCATTAGTCACCGTCCACCGGTTTCAGTAACGCAGCGGCAAACGGACTCTCTGTTACCGTAGCCTTTGCGCTATTCGTTACCTTGTTCTGTGCAACCCACGCCTCAGCCTGCTCAAGTGCCGTCTCGCCTGTATCTTCGTTATCAGTGAACTGATCTGGATTGTCACGCAGTAATATCGCACCCCAGGTTGTCAGTCCGTTGTCTACTTCCCACTGGTCATGGTCACGCCGCTCCTGCGGTGTCATTACCTCAGTGCTTTCACTGTAATCAACGCTCATTGTAACAGGATAAGTCTTCGTAGGTTGATGCACCTTAAGCATCGCAACTTCGATATCGTACAACTGCCGCTCAATGTCACGCCATACAGTTACAGCCTGTCTGCGGCTATCAGTGAGTTCCTGATTCCTGATACGCAACGCCACACCACTCTCAGCCGACGTACCTTCAACAAAGCTCGCAGTCAATCCATAGTTCTGTGCAACGGCTATATAGTCACTCTGTACCGATGCTGTAATGCTTTGCAGCGTGTCAGGTGGTGACAGGATATTCATTGTAGCGCCGTCAGGTAGTATCGGTATCTTGTCAGGGCCGACACCTATCTGACTCGTATCATTAACGCCCGCCATATACATCTGACCAAAGCTCTGGAAATGCGTATTAGCGTTCTTATTGGTCAGCGCTACGTTGATAGCATGATTACTGTCACGCAGATCCAACGCAGGCGCTACATCGAGAAACTCAGTCTCGGGTACACCGTCAGCGAAACAGAACACAACGGGCAGTACACCGTAACCCATATCATCACCGGCTGTAACGCCGCCATCCTTCTCGTATTCATCCCAGCCGTTGATATCCAGATGTCGCCACTTCTCAGGCGTTGTGTCACCTACTGACGCAAACGTCGCAATAGGATAGTCAATAGCTATAGGCTTAAACGGGTCGTCGCCAAACGTAGGCTCAAAGTCCGTTACTACCTGGTACCGGAACACACCTTCAACGTCATCCCACCGCACCACTAACGCAATAAGCCGCAGTAGATTAGTGTATCGCTCGGCACGTGGTAGCTTAGTATCCTTGTGTTTAGTGACCTGTGTGTATTCGTCCTGTTGCGGGTGCGGCTCGTCGTCATCACTGGTAAGCGTCCGTATCGGTGGCACCATATTAACTAAGCTGATACGGTTAATTACACGCCGGAATATGTTGTTGTTCGCAACGGCTACCTGCTTCAATGACTCAACGCTGAACTTGTCGCGAGTATAGCTGTCAGTTAAGCCGTCGTAGTAGTTGAGGCACGACAGACGATCCTCATTCCACTCATTTTTTACGCGTTGCTGAAATTCGATCCTGGTAGCCTCAACTACCTGTGACGGCGTTACCATCGCGATATCTCCTTAGCTTCACGGCGTACAACGGGGAATAGATAGTGCGTTGCATAACCTATCGCATCGCTCATGTGTACGTAGCCACGCTTCTCTTGACGCTTATCAGGCTCTCCGAGGTGCCATTGAACTCTTTCCATGTCAGCAATAATCTCTTTGCATTTAGGATCGACCGTCATTCTGATCTGCCCGTTAGCATTACGCCACATTGCATTGACCGAGTTGATGCGGTCCTTAACTGGCGGATGCGCGCGTGGCGCTATTACACCAAAGCCTGCATCGCGCAGTATCTGATGATCCGACTTAACGCTACTTGTACGCCTGCCACTACCAGCTGGATCAGGATATACCGTGCAACCTGGATACCGTGCAGCTAACTCGTCTGCCATCTTGAATGTGTTGCTATCGTTCAGCCTTATCTCATCGAACCAGTGTATACCGTTAGGTAACTTGTAACCGATGCAACATGAAAAGAAGTCTACATTGAAATCCATGCCAGCTATCACCCTTGCACCTGGCGCTTGCAAGCTCTGCACGTTGCTATTGCGATCAAAGTAATCATAGACGCGATTACCAGCAGTCTCAAAGGTGGCCTCGTATTCCTGCCTGAAGGTGCGAGCGTCCATATCCTGTTTAGCCGCCGCTACTTCGTCAGCAGGCACATAGCCACCTTCAACGGTAGTGTACTGCCAGCTCTGCCAATCAGGGAACTCGGACTCTTGCCCTTGCCTGTATATATCGAAGAAATGATTATGACCGTCAGGCGTACCAATAAACAAAGCATCACCGCCTGTATCAGACAGCGACGGCCTGACAATTTCAGACCATACTTCAGGCTTCATGAATGCGAACTCATCCATCACCACGCGGTTTAAGCCTATACCGCGCAATGAGTCAGGGCTGTCGGCGCCCTTCAAAGTTATTACAGCCTCGTTAGGTAGCTGCACTGATAACTCCGTATGGTTGAACTTCACCTTGTCGATCCAATCCCACTGCGAATACAACTCGCGCAATATCGGCCACGCTATCATCTTTGCCTGCCGATATGTCGGCGCTACAAACCATCGACTCACTCGCGGTTGTATCGGCCCTTGATGCAACCAATACAGCGCCAGGTATGTCTTGCCCCATCGCCTGCCACAAGCAAGCACCTTGAAGCGATGCTCGTCTTTGATTATGTCGATACGTGACTTGCTTAATGGCTGCCTCATTCAACAGTGAACCCCTCGATAGCCGGTAGCTCTGTATTCTCGTTGACATTGTGCTGCACCGGCTTACCGACTGTACGGTCAATAATGTGGTCAATAGCCCACTTATCGCGCTCCTGTGCCATTGCATATACCTGGTGCGCTATGTATTCGTCTTTGGTGAAATTAGGATCTGCGTCGGAAGGTAGAGCGCCAATGCGACGCAGTAGATCAGCGTATGATGTGGACCCCTTGCGGCGTCCTTTAGCGTTGCCAGACTTGCCGGGCGCAAATTGACCGTTAGGTTTCCTGCTACTTCCTGTTGTTACAGGCGCCTTGTCATCAGCCACACATTACCCCTTTTACGGTATAATTCGTATATAAAATACTAACGCTCGCAGGGGCAGGCAAGGTAATTCTAAGTATCGCCCTCCTCTTTGATCCTCTCCAACACCATACGCTTCAATGTAACGGCCATAGTATGCGTCACATTAAGCTCCTTTTGCAGTAGCTGTACCGACAGGTAGCCTTGCCGCTTGTACACATTGTATGCGCGAGCAGGGAGACTTTGTTGATCTGTCACCATATCCACGCTCCTAACCCTACACCAAACGCAAACGCTGCAAACGCTACTACCAGATATGCGACGATTGCGCCGGTAGGCGCGTCAGGGTCGTAATAGTCGATAGATCCATCGTCGTATTCAATCTTACTCATCACTCACCTCCGTATAGATATTCGTTTACTTCCTTGTCTGTCATTTTACGCGGCTTCGGTGCAGACCATGTAACACGGTTGACACTGGTAAACACCGCCGAGTATTGCCTGACTCTATCACAGTACGCCTCAATCGGTTCAAGCTCTACATCCAGATCCAGCAAAGCGCAGCGCATTTCGTTCTGGCGCGTCACAATCATTGCCAGGTCGAAAGCCTCGCCAATTAGCTCGGAATCACCCTCACGATACACCGATACCAGGTCAACCTCAATATCGTTGAATAATAGCCGTTTTGCGGTCAAATATATTTCACGGTGGCGAGGTATAAGGAAGTTCTCACTGGATAACAGCGCCGAAACTACCCCGAAACACCCCCTTTTCAGCAATATCTCGCAAATTATAAACTCCTCATCACCTGTAATTATTTGTAGTTGTTGTAATGTGGGTTGCAATTTGTCCTCCAAAAGGTATACGGGTATACGGGTTACAGTAGGCAAACTATCTCTCTCTTTTTATTTTACCCTCTATACACGCTATGTATATATATGTGTGTGTGTGTAGTGTATACCTGTATACCTGATAGCCGTTACCATTGTAAACATTGAACTTGCACGTGTATACCTACGTGTATACCTACGTGTAACAGGTGTATACCTTGTAATAGTCATAAATTGCATTTTCAGAACCCCACCGTATTCTGTTGATCTGCATTAAAGCTCACTACCATATCGCTGATATTATCAACACCGTCGCAAAAC